ATGCCCGAGCAGCTCGACAAGACCATCGAGGAGAACGCCAAGGGCCCGAAGCGGGCCAAGGGGGACTCCGTCGAGATGGAGCAGCATGGCCTGACCGACCAGATTGCGGCCGACCGCTATCTCGCCTCGAAGAAGGCGACGCAGGCCAAGGGGATGGGCGTGCGCCTGTCCCGGCTCGTGCCGCCGGGGGGCGACTGATGCAGGTCGCCGAAGCCAAGCCGAGGACGGCCATCCGCCTGGGCGGATTCCAGAAGCCGGTATTCCGGCGCGCGGATGTCCGTGCCCTGGCGATGCGTCGTCTCCGGGCGGGGTTCGACTCGGCGGAGACGAACGAGAACAACCGTCGCCACTGGGCGCGGGCGGATGCCCTCTCGCCCGACGCGGCGGCCAGCGCGGAAGTCCGGCGGACGCTCCGCAACCGGGCCCGCTACGAGGTGGCGAACAACTCCTATGCGCGGGGCATCGTCCTGACGCTGGCCAACGACACGGTCGGCACGGGCCCCCGGCTCCAGATGCTTTCCGAGGATCCCGGGCTCAACCACACCGTCGAGACCGAGTTCCATCTCTGGGCGCAGGCGACCGGCCTGGCCGAGAAGCTCCGCACCATGCGGATGGCGCGGGCGCAGGACGGCGAGACCTTCGCCATCCTGGCGTTCAATCCCGCCATCGAGCATGCGGTCCAGGTCGACCTGATGCCCATCGAGGCCGACCAGGTCACGAGTCCGCTGCGGCACATCCTGGACGATCACGAAGTGGACGGCCTGGTGCTCGACGACCACGGCAATCCGGTGGCCTACCGGGTGATGAAGAGCCATCCCGGCGGGCCGATGCATGCGGTGTTCGACGACTTCACGACGGTCCCGGCGGCGGCGATGATCCATGTCTTCCGTCCGGACCGCCCGGGCCAGCACCGGGGCATCCCGGAGATCACGCCCGCGCTGCCGCTGTTCGCGCAGCTGCGTCGGTTCACGCTGGCGGTGCTTTCGGCGGCGGAGGCGGCGGCCGACTTCGCGGGCATTCTCTATACCGACGCCCCCGCCAATGGCGAAGCGGACGCGGTCGAGCCGATGGACATGATCGAGCTGGAGCGCAACATGCTCCTGACCATGCCGGGCGGCTGGAAGATGAGCCAGGTCGAGCCGAAGCAACCGGCCACGACCTATGCCGAATTTAAGCGGGAGATCCTGAACGAGATCGCCCGCTGCCTGAACATGCCGTTCAATATCGCGGCGGGCAACTCGTCCGGCTACAACTATGCCTCCGGCCGCCTGGATCACCAGACCTATTTCAAGTCCATCCGCGTCGACCAGACGTTCATGGCCACGCGGATACTGGATCGGGTGCTGGCCGCATGGCTGCGCGAGTACGCCGTGCTGACGCGCAACCTCGATCTGCTCCGCGTGCTGCCGCCGCACCAGTGGTTCTGGGACGGCTTCGAGCACGTGGATCCCGCCAAGGAGGCCAACGCGCAGGAGACGCGCCTCAAGAACCACACCACCACGCTGGCGCACGAGTACGCCCGCCAGGGCAAGGACTGGGAGATGGAGCTGCGCCAGCGGGCGAAGGAGCTGGGGCTGATGATGGAACTGGGGCTTCCGATTGGCGATGCCAAGTCGCAGAATGGTTCGCCCCGGGAACAGAACCCAACCGAGGAGACGACGGAAGATGAATAGGTTGCGCAAGGTGCCCGGCGGATTCTACATCCGCGCCGAGCCCGGCGGCGTGAAGGTCGAGGCCGCGACGGCCGCCGAGGGCAAGACGCTCCGCCGCTTCAGCATGACCGCCTACACGGGCGGCGCGATGACGCTGGCGGGCTGGCCGCATCCGGTGGTCGTGGACATGGCGGGATTGGCCGTCGGCAAGAGGTCGCGGCCGATCCTGATGGATCACGACACGGGCCGGATCGTCGGGCACACCGACGCGGTCGGCATCGAGGGGGGCGCGCTCGCGGTGGCCGGAGTCGTCTCCGGCGTGGGCAGCGCGGCGCAGGAGGTGGTGGGCGCGTCCGACAACGGCTTTCCCTGGCAGGCGAGCATCGGCGCGGCGGTGAGGAAGGTCGTCTTCGTGCCGGAAGGCAAGATGGCGGCCGCCAACGGGAAGGAGTTCGCCGGGCCGGTCTACATGGTCCGCCAGGCGAAGCTGGGGGAAGTGAGCTTTGTGGCGCTCGGCGCGGACGACGCGACGATGGCGAAAGTCGAGGCCGGGCGGGTGCCGTCCGGCGAAGGAAATGTCAACCTGGAGGTCATGACGATGGATTTCGAGCAGTGGATCAAGGCGAAGGGCTTCGAGCTGGCGGGCCTGTCCGAGGAGCAGACGGCCAACCTGAAGGCGATGTTCGAGGCGGAGACGGAAGGCGACGGCAAGCCGGGCGGCGACCTGTCCGCGCGGGGCGCTCAGCCGGGGCCGGGCAAGCCGCCGGTCGAGGCCAGGCCGAGCGCGGCCGAGGCGGTGATCCGGGCACGCGAGGAGGCGCAGACGGCGGTCCGCACCGAGCGCGAACGCGTCTCGGCGGTGCAGGAGATCTGCGGCGGCGAGTTCCCGCGCATCGAGCGGGACGCGGTCCGGCTGGGCTGGACGGTGGAGGAGACCTCGCAGAAAGTCCTGAAGGCGATGCGGGAGAACCGGCCCCAGGCCGATGTCCACATCGTGACGCGGGCGGACAAGGGCGCGAACTTCGACCGGAAGACGCTGGAGGCGGCGCTCTGCCTGCGGGCGGGCATTCCCGACCAGGCGCTGGTCAAGGAGTACGGCGAGCAGATCGTCGAGAGCGCGTGCGCCAACCGCGAGATCAGCCTCCAGGTGCTGCTGGCCGAGTGCGCCGAGATGGAGGGCCGGACGATCCCGCGGACGTTCTGCAACGAGACGATCCGGGCGGGGTTCTCGACGGTGTCGCTGCCGGGCATCCTGAACAACGTGGCCAACAAGAAGCTGCTCAAGGCGTTCGACGCCCAGCCCATCGTGGCGACGCGGCTCTGCTCCGAGGGCGAGCTGAACGACTTCAAGGAGTCGGAGCGCTACCGCCTGACCGACGTGGGCGACCTCGAGCCGGTGGCCCCGGACGGGGAGCTCAAGCACGGCGGGCTGAAGGAGGAGAAGGCGACCAACCAGCTCGGGACGTTCGGCAAGATCTTCTCGCTGACCCGCGAGATGATCTACAACGACGACCTCAACTCCTTCATGAAGGTGCCCGAGGGCATGGGCGCGCGGGCGGCGCGGAAGATCGACCAGCTCTTCTTCACGCGCCTGCTGACCAACCCTGTGCAGGGCGACGGCAAGGCGCTGTTCCATGCCGACCACAAGAACTGGCGCGAGGGCGTGGACACGGTGCTCGCGGCCGAGTCGCTGGCGCTGGCGATCCAGATGTTCCTCGACCAGACCGACGCCGACAGCCAGCCGATCAACGTGAACCCGAAGTACCTGCTGGTGCCGACCCCGCTGAAGATGACGGCGCGGGAGCTGCTCAACTCGACCTTCTGGTTCGCCACGGGCCTGGCCAACAAGGCGCGCATCCCGACCTACAACGCGCTGGCGGACGAGGACCTGGAGGTGGTGACGAGCCCGTACCTCTCGAACGCCAACTATCCCGGGGCCTCGGTCAAGGCCTGGTACTTGTTCGCCGATCCGGCGGTGGTGGACACCTTCGAGATCGGCTACCTGAAGGGCCGCCGGGTGCCGACGGTCGAGCAGGGCGAGACCGACTTCGACACGCTCGGCATCAAGTTCCGGGTCTACTTCGACCTCGGCGTCCGCGAGCAGGACTACCGGGGCATGACCAAGTTCAAGGGCGAAGCATAAGCCGCAAGGAGACATGACATGGGCGCGAAATTCATCCAGACGGGCGACGCGGTGGACTACACCCCGGGCGCGGACGTGAACGCGGGCGATGTGGTCGTGCAGGGCGAACTCGTGGGAGTGGCCAAGCTCGACATCAAGACGGGCAAGCTCGGAGCGCTGGCCGTGACCGGCCTCTTCGACTTCCCGAAGGCGACCGGCGCGGGCACGGCCATCGCGGCCGGAACCCGCCTGCACTGGGACGTCGCCGAGCAGGTGGCGAAGGCCGACAGCGAGGCGGGCGAGAACAAGGAAATCGGTAAGGCCGTGAAGGCGGCGTCCGACGCGGACGCCGTGGTGCGGACGCGCCTCAGCCAATAGGAGGACGATTGTGACCGACCTTCTCCAAAAGGGATCGGACTGGCTCGAGGACATGCGCGAGACGCATGTCACGCGGCTGGCCGCCTATGTCCGGGGAACGGACTCCGTGGAGATCGCCGTCACGGTCGGCCGGACCGTCTTCAGCATCGACAAGGGCGGCGGCGCGATGGAGCGGGTCGAGGCGCGTGACTATCTCGTCACCGCCTCCGCCCTGCTGCTGAATGGCGTGGCGATCCTGCCGAAGGCGGGCGACCGCATCCTGGAGGCGGATGGCGACAAGGCCTATGTCCACGAGGTCATGGCCCCCGGCAACGAGCCGTGCTGGCGCTGGTCGGACCCGTACCGGAAGACGCTGCGGATACACACCAAGCAGATTGCCGTGGAGGACGCATAGATGGGCGAGGCGCAACTCATTCCCCTGGTCATGCAGGGCGGGTTCACCGCGCTGGCGGCGTTCCTGGTCTGGCGGCTGGCCTCGGCGAGCGAGGCGGACCGCAAGGCGGCGCAGGAGCGCGAGGGCCGGATGGCCCAGCGGATCGACCTGCTGGAGCGGAACCTCGTGGACCTGACCTCGCGGAGCGTCCGGGCGCAGGGCGACCTGTCGACGGCGCTGCGGGAACTCAAGGAGACGCTGGAGCGCAAGCCCTGCCTGATGGGCCGGGACGTTGTCCGGGAGGTGCTCCATGCCGTCTGAACTGATCAAGGTCGCGGACGCGGTCGTGGCGGCGCTGAACGCCGCATCGTTTCCGATGCCGTTCACGGCCGTGCGGCACTACCAGCCGGTCTTCGACCTGGCGGAGATGGCCGACCTGCACGTGACGGTGGTGCCACGCGGCATCGAGGTCGCGCAGGTGGCGCGGGCCAAGGGGAGCTTCGACTGCAAGGTCGATGTCGCGGTGCAGAGGCGGTTCGCCAAGGGCGACGCGGCGGAACTCGATCCGCTCATGGAGCTGGTCGGGGAGATCGCCGAATCGTTCCGGGGCAAGCGGCTGCCGGGCATGCCGGATGCCGCCTGGGTGAAGACCGAGCATGTGCCGGTCTACGCCCCGGAGCACATGCAAGAGCTGCGTCAGTTCACCAGCGTGATGACGCTGACCTTCAGGGTGGTGCGATGATCGGGATCAAGGCCAAGACGAAGATGGATGGCAAGCGGGTCGTGCGGGCCGCGCGGGCGGGCTCGATCCGGAGCCTGGGCCATGCGGGCGCGGCGCTGCGCATGACGGCCCGGCGCAGCATCCGGCGCAACAAGGCCGAGTCGCCCGAGGGCACCCCGCCGCACACGCGCAAGGGACAGCTCCGGCGGGCGATCCTCTTCGCCGTGGAGAAGGACCGGCAGACGGTCGTGATCGGCCCGGAGGTCGCCGTCGTGGGGACCTCGGGCACGGCGCACGAGTTCGGCGGGCAGTACCGGGGCGGACGCTATCCCAGGCGGCCGTTCATGGGGCCCGCGCTTGAGAAGATCAAGGACCGGCTCCCGAAGCTGTGGGCCGGATCGGTTAAAAACTGACAAGGAGGCATTCTGATGATACGGCTGGGCATGGACGCGAAGCTCTACTGCAAGATCGGCGGCGTGGGCGGTTCCGGCTCCTGGCTGGAACTGATCAACGTCAAGGACGTGACCCTCAACCTCGAGACCGGCGAGGCGGACGTCACCACTCGCGGCAACGCGGGCTGGCGGGCGACCATCGGCACGCTGAAGGATGGCAGCGTCGAGTTCGAGATGGTCTGGGACACCGAGGACGAGGGGTTCTCGGCCATCAAGGACGCCTACTTCGACAACGCGAAGATCGGCTTCGCCGTCATGGACGGGGACATCGCGGCCTCCGGCTCGCAGGGGCTCCACGCCGACTTCTCGATCACCAACTTCAGCCGCAAGGAGGCACTCGAGGAGGCGCTCACGGTCTCGGTGACGGCCAAGCCCACCTATTCGGAAACGGCCCCGCAATGGGTCACGGTCGCCTGAGGGAGATGCGCATGAGGACATTCAAGGACAATGCGGGCCGCACCTGGACGGTGGCGGTGAACGTGGACGCGATCAAGCGCGTCCGCTCGCTGCTCAGCGTGGACCTGCTCGAGATCCTGGACGGCAAGCTCGTCGAGCGGCTGGCCGCCGATCCGGTGCTGCTCTGCGACGTGCTTTACGCGCTGGTCAAGCCGGAAGCCGACGCCCAGGGCGTCCCGGACGAGGACTTTGGTCGGGCCATGGCGGGCGACGCGGTCGAGCATGCCACGACCGTGCTGCTGGAGGAGCTCGTCGACTTCTTCCCTTTGGGGAAACGGCGGCTGCTCCGGAAGGCGCTGGAGAAGCTGCGGGCATGGGAGACGATGGCGCTGGACGCGGCCGAACGGAAGCTGGACGGGCCGGAACTCGAGGCGCGGATCGGGGAGGCGCTGGGCATCGCCGGTCCGGAATCGATTGCTGGCGGCTCGTCTGGCAGCTTGCCGGAGTCGTCGGGGTAAATCCCGGTCCGCTGACGCTCCGGGAGCTGCTCTGGATGGCGGAGTCCCGGGGGAAAGCGGACTGGGGAAGGACAGCGGCCGTGCTGGCGATGCTCGCCAACGCGCACCGCGATCCGAAGCGGACAAGGTCGTTCAAGCCCGCCGACTTCAACCCCTACGAGACGGAGCGGCGGACGGTCGGAAAGACGAAGGACTTGGGCATCCTGAAGAAGGTTTTTGTGGACAACAACAGGAAAGGAGTACGGACATGAAGAGCTGGAAGACGACGGTGTGCGGCATCCTGGCGGCAGTGGCGGCGGGCATCACCCTCGTGGCGATCCCGATGCTGGACGAGGATCCGGCGACGGCCGCGAACTGGGGCGCGTTCGGCGCGACCCTGGCGGTGGCCATCGGGCTGCTGTTCGCTCGGGACAACAACAAGACCAGCGAGGACGCTGGCGCAAAATGAGCACCTTGGCGGCGGCGCTGGGGCGCTTTCTCGGGGCGATGCTCGCCGAGTGCGCCCCGGTGCTGGTGGAGATCATCGCACATGGCATACGCGAGGCATTTACGAAAACGGTGGAGGACGGCGCTCGTCGCCGAGATCTTCGTGATCGCCTCCTTCACCGGATTCGGCTGCGCGACGCGGGTGGTGCTCGTGCCGCCGGGGGAGCCGGTGCGCCTGCGCGAGACGATCCGGGACGCGAAGGTCTGGGTGGCGGACAAGGACGGGAAGGAGATCCCGGCCGTGGCTGACCTGCCGGAAGGCTGGTACGCCCTGCCCGATCCCGGGCCTTCGGACGAGAACGACAGGAGGTAGTGATCCGTGGCATCCTCATCCGGCATCCGTGCGGGCGCGGCGTTCATCGAGCTTTCGGTGAACGACTCGCGTCTCATCAAGGGACTGCAAGCGGCCTCGCGCAAGCTGCAGTCCTTCGGTGCGGGATTGCGCAAGCTCGGCATGGGCATGATGGCGGCGGGCGCGGGAATCGTCGCGCCGCTGCTCGCCTCGGCCAAGAGCTTCGCGAGCATGGGCGACCAGCTCGACAAGATGTCCAAGCGCACCGGCATCGGCGTCGAGGCCCTGTCGGAGCTCAGCTATGCGGCGCAGCTATCCGGCGCGGACCTGGGGTCCGTCGAGAACGGCGTGCGCCGGATGCAGCGCACCATCGCCGACGCGGCCGACGGGACCGCGATGGCGACCGACGCGCTGGCCCGGCTCGGGCTTTCCGCCGAACAGCTCATGGCGCTCTCGCCAGAGGAGCAGTTCTCGGTCATCGCCAAGCGCCTGAACGAGATCAGCGACCCGACACTGAAGGCGGCCGCCGCGATGGAGATCCTCGGCCGCTCGGGCACCGCGCTCCTGCCGATGATGGAGGAGATGGCCGAGACGCGAGCCGAGGCCCGGAAGCTGGGGCTGGTCATGAGCGGCGAGGACGCCAAGGCGGCGGCGAAGCTCAACGACGCGATGGACCGCATGCGGGCGTCGCTCCGGTTCCTCACGGCCACCGTCGGCTCGGCGCTGGCCCCGCTTCTCACCGAGCTTGCGGACAAGGTCGCGGAATTGGTCGGGCCGCTCCGCAAATGGCTCTCCGAGAACCGGGGGCTGGTCATCTCCGCACTCAAGATCGGGACGGTGATCCTTGGCGTCGGCGTGGCTTTCGTGGCGCTGGGGAGCATTGTCTCCGCGCTCGGCACGGCCTTCGGCGTCCTCGCCTCGGTCGTCTCCACGGCGCTGGGCCTGATCCTCTCGCCGGTCGGCCTGGTCGTCGCCGCCATCGCCGGGATCGGCGGGGCCATCCTGTGGGCCACGGACTCCGGCGGCAAGGCGCTCGCCTGGCTGGGCGGACGATTCGGCTTCCTGAAGGATTTTGCGCTCGACGCATTCCAGGGCATCAAGGATGCGCTGGCGGCGGGCGACGTGATGCTCGCGGCGCGCATCCTCTGGCTTTCGCTCCAGGTCGCCTGGCAGGCCGGGATCGCCAAGCTCAAGGGCTACTGGATCGAGTTCAGGCATTGGTACTCCTCGACAGCGTGGGAACTGGCCGCCGGGGCGCTGGCCGTGTGGGAGGACATCAAAGTCGGGGCCTCCGATGCGATCTTCGCTATCATGGAAATCTGGACGCTGCTCACCACCTCCATGGCCAAGACCTGGAACGAGGTCATGGGCTTCCTGGCCAAGCGCTGGCTCGACCTCAAGGGCATCTTCGGCAAGGACATCGACGTCGCCGCCGGAAAGGCCGCCGTCGACCGGGATGTCCAATCGCGAAATCTCTCCGAGGACGACCGCCTGCGCGCCAGCATCGATGCCTCGAAGCAGAACTATTCCGAGCGCGACCGCGAGCGGCGCGAGAACCAGGCGATGATGGGCGACATGCTCAACCAGGAACTGGCCCAACAGCAGACCGACTACGCCGCCGCCCTCGTCGACGCCCAGTCGCAGCTCGATGCCGCCAAGGACGAATGGCGTGCCGCCCTCGCCGAAGCCAAGGCCAAGCGAGCCGCCGCCGAAACTCCCGAGGCCGCGCGCCCTTCGGACATCCAGGACCGGCTTGGCGCGGCCGCCCCGGAGCTGGAGCGGGCCCTCCGTGCAGACGTGGTCGGCACGTTCACCGCCGAGGCCGCCGACCGCATGGGGCTCGGCCCGAGCGCCGCCGAGGAACGCACCGCCAAGGCCTCCGAGGAGACCGCCAGGAACACCAAGCTCATCGCCCGGCAGCTCGAGGACAGCGCCGGACTCGCCTTCGAATAGGAGCGGATCATGGCTGCCATTGTCGATGAACTCTTCCAGGGCCGCACCGAGGTCGTCTCGACCAAGTCGTCGGCGGAAATCCCCTATCTCGTCCGCCAGGCGGCCGACGAGGAGGAGGTGAAGGCGGCGGCGTTGGCGGAAATCCCGACCTACCACGCCGGGGTGCCCCGCAAGTCCATTGAAATCTCCGAGCGGATCAACGCCGACACCTGGAAGGTCGTGGCTCGCTATGAGACGCAGGAATCCACCCCGGAGGAGGAGGTCGAGCCGTCCTTCTCCTTCGACACCACCGGCGGAACCCAACACATCACCCAGTCGCTGGCCACGCGCGGCCGTTATCCGTCCGCCTCGGCTCCCGACCTGGGCGGGGCCATCGGCTACGACGGCGAGCAGGTCAACGGCGTCGACATCGTCATGCCCAACCTCTCGTTCTCCCTGGCCCGGATCGTCGAGGCCAGCGAGATCACCACCTCCTTCCGCCTCTCCCTGGCCAACCTGACCGGCAAGGTCAACGCCTCGAGCTGGAAGGGATACGAGGCCGGGGAGGTGCTCTTCCTCGGCGCGACCGGCTCCGGCAAGACCGACCAGCCCGTCGAGATATCCTACCGCTTCGCCCATTCGCCGAATCGCCGCAACTTCTCCGTCGGCGAGATCGAAGTCCCCGAGAAAAAGGGCTGGGACTACATGTGGATCCGCTACGCCGACGAGGTCGACGGCAACAAGAAGGCCCTCGTCCGCAAGCCCGCCGCCGTCTACATCGAGCAGGTCTACGAGGCCGCCGACTTCGCGGCCTTGGGACTGGGGAGGTGACCGTGGCTGCGGAACTCAAGAAGGTCGGCAGGGGACAGCGGTTCCGCCCGGCGGCGGGAGACTGGAACGCATTCATCGATGCCGCCCTGGCGCATCGCGCTGGTCTCCTCGACGTGGCTTCCGGCCAGGCCGCGCGAACTGCGCAGCCCGCCCTGGTGCGCGTCCGCAACGACGCAGATCCCGCCGCCGATCTTGACCAATTCGCGCCCGTCATCCTCGACGACATCCTGATTCCGTTCGCCGACAACGAGACCGAGTTCCGGTCCCGTCCGCCGGTGTTCAAGGCCGTCGCGCCCTCGGCGCAGAACCTCGACAAGCCCATGGCCATCATCCAGCAGCCATTGGCGGACGGCGAAGTCGGCAGGGCCTTGCTCGTTGGCGTCACTCCCGCCCAGGTGGATGTCGCCAGCGAGGGGCACCGGAGTGCGGAGCTCGCCGCCGAAGGGCTCAAGTCCGCCGACGCGGGCCCGGCCCGCATCCTCTGGAAGGCCCCGGGAACCGGATTGCAGTGGGCCATCATCCTGCTTGGCGGTGGAGGCGGCGGAGACTCGCTGATGATCGCCGAGCTGACCGAGGCCGTCTCGTCCACCGAATACCTCGCCAGCATCTATTCGGGCTGGAATGCCGACTTCACTCTGCCCGCCGACCTGCTGGTCGAGTCGTTTGCCACGGTCAAGGTGCCGACGTTGGTCAATGGCGCGGTCCTGCCGACCGGGGCCAGGATGCGCGTCCGCAAGGAAACCTTCCTCGAAGACGACGGCGAGGGCGGCAAGGTCGCCGCCACCTACTGGTCGCCCGTCGAACACATGGGAGTGCGTTGACCATGTGGAGCGATTTCTGGCAGGAAGCAATTGAGAAGGACGGGGTGGGCATGCCCCTCTATTCCGCGCTCCAGGAACTGGCCGGGGCCGTCCAGGAGCGCATCTACTGCTGCCTCTACAAGAACAACGGCACTGTTCACGGGGCCAACCTGTTCCGGGGCGACTGGGACTCCGGGGCCCGATACCAGGTCGGCGATGTCGTCCGGCGCGATGGCCCCGACAAGGGAACCTGGCAGCCCGGGCAGTCCTACAGCATCTATGACCAGGTCTCCCACGAGCCGGATCGGGGTGAATGGAGCGGAACGGCCGAGTACTACAAGTATGACCGCGTCTCCGTCACCGATCCGGAGACCGGCATCGTCGCCCGGTTCAAGTGCCGGAACGGCTCGGTCTATTCGCCGAACATCAACCGTCCGCCTGCGGCCAATCCTGTCTGGTGGTGGCCCATCGATAAGGCACCCGGTCCGGTCCTGGTCTGCCGTTCGACGCACACCGACATCCATCCCTCGAACGGCTCCTATTGGGTGATCTGGCCGCTCGCCACCCGCACCTTCCGCGCCTCCGACCGCGCGATCCGCTACGACGACAACCTCGGCAAGGACCCGCTGACGCAGTCCTCCTACTGGTCGGCCGACTCGGGCGCGGTCCTCCACCCCGGATGGCAGCTCGGCACCTCCTGGTTCATGAATCTGGAGAGCGCCATCAACCAGCTCTACTTGAGCTTCGCCAACCACACCGAGGCCGACACCTGGGTCGGCAGCGAGGACATCGACAATGCCATCCGCCCGTGGTCGGAGATCGATTTGCTCCTGCACCTGGGCTACATCAGCCAGGCCGAATACGAGAACATCTGGAACTCCGGCACCACCTACCAGGTCGGCGACCGCGTGGTCTATGGCTCCGCCCCCTACCAGCGCGCCTGGGAGTGCCGGATCGCCCACCAGAACTCCTACCCTTACTCGACCAATCCCCGCTGGCTCCCCGTCAACCTCGAGGCGCGCAGGATCTTCAACCCCGGGGCGACCTCGTCCATCCAGCAGGTCCTCGGCAACGGCCCGCCGCTCGGCAAGTGGATGATCCAGAAATACCGCATGCTCAACATGTTCCGGTGGGTGCGGTGGCTCCGCGCGGGCATGTTCACCCGGGTCGGGTTCACCCGCTCGGCGACCTTCGGCGGCACCGACCGGCCATGGAGCGAGGTGGTCGCCGCCTTCAAGGCCAAGCCCTGGGCATCGTCATCCGGAACGGACTATCCGACGGCGGCGTATTCCGCCGCCTACGACGCGACCTATCGGCGATACTTCGTCAACGGCGGAAGCCACACCCGCATCGACGTGACGTTTCCGTGCCAGTGCGCCGTCGACGTCTACTGCCACGGCAAGTTTTCCGGGGGCTATTCCACCTTCCAGCCCATGAATGGGGTCGACATCCCGAACCGGCTCTATCTGGTGCGCACCGTCGAACCGGCCAGCTCCCATTCCATCCATGCCGCGACCCCCGAGGAATACGACGCCATGTCCTATGACACGCCCGGAGCCAGCGGCATCGGCGTCGCCCTCTACACTCAGGGCCGATACATCAACCAGGCCAACATCGTCTACCGCTTCGACATCGAGGGCGGGTTCAACTTCTGCGACGGGATCGTCTAGGAGGCGCTTCATGCAGGACATTGTCATTCATCTGCGGGCCGACGACGTGGCGGCGGTGATCGTGGATCGCCACAACCAGAAGGCCGCCGCCCCGACCATCACCCGGGGCCTGCGTCCGCGCCTGTGTCTGCGGCTCCTTCATGGCAACGGCTCGCCGTTCGCCATCGCCGAGCTCGACTATGCCGCTTGGGACTTTGTCCTGGCCAACGACTGGGACACCGGCACTGTTCCGCAAATCCGCGTCCAGGAGGGGATTTCCGTTGCGGAGGTCGAGGACGAGGGCGTCACCTATGCCGAAATCCGCATCCCGCTGACCGATACCAACACCGACGAGCTGATCGCGGCGCTCGGCACCTCGGCCAGCAAGACGCTCGGCGCGGAGCTGGTCGGCATCCCGGCGGGCGAGTCTGATCCCGGGGCCATTTGGCAGTTCGACATGGCCGTCCGCAACCGGCGCGGCGTCGCCGGAACCGGCTCTCCGGTCCCCGTGGGCGATGGCACCTATTCGTCCAGCCAGGTGGATGCGCTAATTTCCGTGTTCGGCCAGGTCACGCACCGGGTGGCCGTTGACTTCACGGCCAGCGCCATGGTTGCTGTCTTCACCGTGCCGACCGGCAAGCTGTTCCGGCCTCGCGAGGGACAACTCTTCAACGTGACGGTCGAGGATCCTGGCGATCCCGCCGGATATCGCTGGATGGCGGATGCGGCGGAACTGGTCTCCGGCGAACACCCGGCCAGCGCCGGGGCGGTCACCGTGGATGACCTGTCCGGCACCTACCACCCGGCGGGCACGGTTTTCAGCCTGGAAGTCGTCGTGCCCGGAACCTCAACCGCGCACAGCGGCAAGGCGATCCTCATTGGAGATCTGATCGATGTTTAGCCTGGTTGTCCATCTGCGCGTAAACGGTGTCATCGGCACCGTGGTCGATTCCTATGGCCAGCGCACCGCCTCCGCCCCGGCCATCGCCCGGGGCCTGACCGCGCGGATGTGCCTGCGCCCCCTGCATCCGGATGGCACCCCGTTCTCCCTGGCCGAGCTCGACTATGCGGCGTGGGATTTTGTCCTGGCCCACGACTGGATCACCTCCACCCCGCCGCAAATCCGCATCCAGGAAGGAATCACGACAGCCGAAGTCGAGGAAGGCGGCGTCACCTATGCTGAAGTTCGCATCCCGCTCGCCCATACCAACACCGAGGAGCTGATCGCCATCCTGGGCAACGCCTCGGGGTGTTCCCTGGGCGCGGAACTGGCGGGGATGCCCGAGGGCGATTCGACGCCCGGCTTGCTGATCCAGTTCAATCTTGATGTCCGCAACCGGCGTGGCACCGCCGCCACCGGCACCCCCGTGCCCGTCGGTGACGGCAACTACTCGGCCAGCCAGGTCGATTCCCTGCTCGCCGCCAAGGCCGACCATTCCGTCGTCGCGCCAGCGGCCGAGACCATCCACGGCCACCGCGCCGTTCTGGCGCTGGCCGACGGCGTCCACCACGCATCTTCCGACGAGGTCGGGCACGCCCCGGGCGTCCTCGGCATCGCCGCGAACTCCGCCTCGCCCGGCGACCCCGTGCGCGTCCGCACCACCGGCCCCATGACCGAGCCGTCCTGGGCCTGGACGCCCGGACTGCCGCTCTATGTCGGCCCCGACGGCGTCCTTGTGCAGTCGCCCCCGGCTTCCGGGTTCATCCGCGAGATCGGCCTGGCCGTCTCGCCCACGTCAATTGTCATCCGTCACATGGTCCCCATAACCCTGGCAACATAAGGAGAACGTGCCATGGCGAAGTACATCGAACAGTATCAGGGCGGGCTGCGCGAGATCGCGGCTGCCACCAACGGCGGGGAGTCCGACGCCAACCGGATCCCGCAGCTCGACACGAACGGACGCCTCAAGGAAGCCATGCTCCCGACCGGCATCGGGGCCGAGGTCAAGATCCTCGAGGCCAGCGAGGCGCTGTCCGCCGGGAACTTCGTGAACATCTGGGACGACGCGGGCACCCTCAAGGCCCGGAAGGCCGACGCCTCCGCCGACAAGCCCGCCCACGGCTACGTCCTGGCCGCCGTCAACGAGGCCGAGAGCGCCACCGTCTTCTGCGACGGCATCAACGACCAGCTCTCCGGACTGACCGGCGGCCCGAGGATGTTCCTCTCCGCCGCCACGCCTGGCGCGGCCACCGGTACGCCCCCGGCTGGTTCCGGCGACATCGTCCAGGTGCTCGGCACCCGCCTCAGCGCCACCGAGCTGGCCTTCGTCCCGGACATGACCACCATCAAGCTCGCATGACATGCCCGAGAAGCGTCCGCTATGCCAGTATTCCGGCTCCGTCGAGGAACTGCGGCCCGGCGATTCCCCGCCGGTCGGCGACCTCGCCGGAGCCATTCATGCCGCCCCCGGCAAGTCCACCCCGGTGGACACCGACGAACTGGCATTGGCGGACTCGGAGTCCTCCTGGTCGCTCAAGAAGCTGACCTGGGCGAGCCTCAAGGCCGCCGTCAAGGCCTACCTTGACGGCCTGACCAACTGGATCACCAACGGCATGCTCCGCAACAGCGCGGCGCTGTCGGTGATCGGTCGCAACAGCAACAGCACCGGGCCGCCCGGCGACATCGCGGCCGACTTCGATTATGGGGTGCTCCAGCGGGTCGGGAACAACATCGCGTTCACCTTCATCTCTGAGCCGAGCATCGGCAACGAGGCGGTGTCCCTAGCCAAGATGGCCAACCTCGCCCAACACTGCATCATCGGCAGGAGCAGTTCCGGGACTGGACGCCCCGAGGTCATCGGCCCGGCCAGCGACAACTATGTCCTCATGCGCGTGGACGCTGGCTCCGGCTCGAAGCTCCAGTTCTCCAAGATCTGGACCGACCAGGTCTTCGACCAGGCGATCACCCTCGCCAAGATGTCCTACCTGGACGCCGGAACCGTCATCGGCCGCGCCAGCGATGCCGGACGGGGCGCGCCCCAGGCCCTGGTCATGGCCCAGCTCAAGGCCATCATCGGCCCACCGGAAATCCTCCACGTCCGCGACGAGCAGGCGCAAAACACCGCCGGGGGCACCTTCACCAGCGGCGCATGGCGGACGCGCACCCTCAACACGGTCAAGACCAACACCATCGGCGGATCGTCGCTTTCCGGCAACCAGATCACTTTGCCCGCTGGAACCTACTGGTGCCAGATCACGGTTCCTGCCTATTATGTGGACAATCATCAGGCCCGGCTTCGGTCCCTCATCTTCCCCCCCGACATTATCACCATCCTCGGCACCTCCGAGACCGCCATCTCCTCGGCCTATGGCTCGCAGACGATCTCCACCATCCGGGGGAGATTCACGTTGTCCCAGTCCACCGTCCTCGAAGTCCAGCACCAGTGCAAGTCTACCCGGAACACAAACGGCTTCGGGGCCCCCGCTAACTTTGCCACCGAAGTCTATGCCGAGGCGGTGTTCGTCAGGGAGGGGTGA